TAATAGCCTCGGCTGTTGGGTACAACGCCAAGGAGGTAGAGAGGCTTTATGAGGAGGTGATAGCCAATGAGTACACAATCTACAAGCCACAATACGAAAGAATCACGAGCAACTTTATCCCATACAAGGAAAACTACCAACTTCAACAGGCTGTGAAAGCTATCACGGCGCAGACGGAGAAGGAACTTTCCGGAATAACTAGATCCTTGGGATTCATGATTGGGAAAGGAAAACCGATATATACTCCTCTTTCTGAGATATACAACGGCTACCTTGACCAGGCAATGATTGGGCTTACTTCAGGAATGTATGACTACAATACTTTGATTCGCAGGGTTTGTAAGGAACTTACAGACAGCGGGCTTAGAACAGTAGACTATGCCTCCGGCTGGCATAACAGAGTTGATGTTGCAGCGCGCAGGGCGGTATTAACAGGAGCCTCCCAGTTATCCGGTAAAATCATGGATATGAATGCCGAAAGCCTTGGAGTTGAGAGATTTGAGGTATCTTGGCATGCCGGAGCAAGACCTGACCACGCAGCGTGGCAAGGGAAGGTTTACACTAGGAAGCAACTTGAGAGTATCTGCGGTCTTGGAAGCGGGGGAGGATTGCTCGGTTGGAATTGCCGGCACGAGTACTATCCATTCTTTGAGGGTTCTGAGCGAACCTATACAGATAAGTGGCTTGCAGAACAAAACGCACGAGAGGCGCGAAAGAAAGCCTTCCGTGGTAAGGAGTATAACGCCTATGAAGCTACGCAGAAACAGCGCCGTATGGAGACGAATATGCGGGCACAGAGGGAAGAAGTTCAACTACTAGAAGAGGGAGAGGCAGATTCCGAGGATATTACAATCGAGCGGTGCAAATATCAGGCACAGCTTGATGAATACAAGGTATTTTGCGACTACTTTGGATTTCTTGAACAGAGGGAAAGAATATACTATGATCTAAATGGGCGAATATCTCCCAGCCAAGCCACCTACAAAGAGTGGAAAATAGCGGAGGTTAATAAAAATATAGTCGCTATAGATAACCGCAAAATTTCCGAGTTTTGTTTAAAGCCCGGAGCCAAACACGCAGATGAGTTCTTTTCTGTTGGCTATACGAACAGTATAAGCGACCAGAAGCGGCTAAGGAGAAATCTTCTAGGGCAATATGATCGAAGCAAAATAGAAACTACGGAAGTCTTGCCAGAAGGAGGACAGCAGTATACAATCCCAATGATGCTTGGAGTCGGTAGAAAAAAAAGGACGTTTAGAACTGTTTGGAGAATAGACAAGAGTGGCGCCATGCCGAGATTTATAACCGCTTATAGGATAGGAGGCTAATGTAATGTTTAAATTATTTGATAAGGTTAGAGTAAAGAAGAAGAATATTACTGGAGTGATTGTTGATGTAACCCGACAAGGGGAAAGACAATGCTTTGTAGTTGAGGCCGATAACAGAGGCAAGATTGAAGGAGGGATAGGGGGAGAAAGCGACTACGCTATTCTTGATTGTATGTCCGAAGAACTCGAACATATTTAACATTCTATACCATATTAAATCGGCACCTTCCCATTTGGGAGGGTGTCTTTTTATTGGTCTGGAATCCGAGACCTTAAAGGCGGATTATTCACGGGGCGCTGGTTAAAGCCCTAAAACAACCTATGTGTGAAAGGAGACACAATGAAAACCGAATTTTTGAAGGAGCTTGGGCTCGAACAGGAACAGATTGACAAGATTATGGCTGAGAACGGCAAGGACATTGCTGCGGAGAAGGCTAAGACGACAAAGGCTGAAGGGGAGAGGGATAACTACAAGTCCCAGCTGGACACCACAAAAGAGAGCCTAGGGAAGTTTGACGGTGTGGATGTTGAAGCGCTTAAGAAGCAAATCACTGATTTGCAAAGCGATCTAAAGAAAAAGGATGATGAGTATACTGCCAAAGAAGCAGAGCGTGCATTCAATGATACTCTGTCCGGAGCGATTACTGCTGCGGGCGGTAAAAATGCGAAGGCCATCATGGCAATGCTCGATATTGATTCCCTCAAGGCGTCCAAAGACCAGAGCGCAGACATTAAGACAGCCCTTGAAGCTATTCGGAAGTCTGATTCCTACATGTTCGGCTCAGACGAGCCACACAAAAATGCGGTTGGGAGAACCGGAGGAGGGGAAAGCGGTAATTCCGCGGATTTCTCCACTATGAGAGCGCTCATGGGACTCCCCGCAGAGAAAAATTAAATTAATCAATGGAGGAAAAAACAATGGCAAATGTAATTCAGTTAAGAAAGTTCTATTCCGAGGCGCTGGACGAGGTTTATAAGCTTGCGTCCTTAACAAGTGTCCTCGACGGAGACAACACTCTGGTAAAAGAAGGAGCAAATGCAAACGAGCTGCTCATTCCTAAGATGTCCATGGATGGACTTGCGAACTACGGAAGAAACAGCGGGTATGTAAACGGCTCCGTGACTTTCGAGTATGAGACTAAGAAAATTGGATATGACCGTGGAAGAATGTTCACCGTAGATGCTTTGGATGAGATGGAGGCTACACCGGTATTCTCTTCTTTATCTGCGGAGTTCGTTCGTACTAAGGTAGTTCCGGAGCTCGACGCATATCGTTTAGGCGCTTACGCTTCAAAGGCGGGAATTGGTTCTGCTACAGGAGCGCTGGCAAACGGTAAGGCGGTGATTGACGCGGTTATGACGGCAAAGAGTGCTATTAAGGACGCAGAAGCAAGCTTGGATACAGTTTACCTGTTCATTAAGTCCCCTCTTAAGGATTTAATTGACGGGCTTGAAACCACAGCAAGCCGTGCGGCTCTTGACGGATGGGCTGGCATTATCGAAGTGCCTTCTTCCCGATTCTTCAAGACCATTACCCTGAACAACGGTACTACAAGTGGACAGGAAGCCGGAGGATTCAAGGGGGCAGGAGCAGTCAACTTCCTTGCAGTGGATAAAAGAGCAGTTATCCAGTTCCAGAAGCACACCGTAAACAAGATCATCACTCCTGATCAGAACCAGGATGCTGACGCTTGGAAGTTCGGTTATCGTACTGCAGGAATTGCAGAGGTAAGAGACAACAAGCTTCCCGGCATCTACGCACACACAGCACAGTAAGGAGAGCCTATGCAATACGCCGAGCATGCGTTCTACCGGAGCGAGTATCTCGGTGACCGTATAACGGACGAAAGTACCTTTAATCGGCTCGCCACAAGAGCCAGCGCTAAGCTGGATCACTACACTATGGGGAGAATCAGTCAGACGGATTGTGGAATTGCAGTCCGGCTGGCTGTCTGCTCTATGGCTGAGATTCTGTTCTGGGAAGAAAAGAGGAAAAATGCCCATGAAGGGCGAGAGATATCAAGCGAATCCAATGATGGGTACTCTGTATCCTTCGGAGGCTCCAGTGAGACAGATATGGCGGCGTTTTCGGAAAAAAGTCTATATCAGGCAGCGTATGCCTACCTGTCTCAAACCGGCTTGATGGATTTTGGAGTGTAACAGTATGGCAGACATTACATTATTCAATGCACGATATGATGCGAATACCAGGACGGAGGTATTTGTTCCGACAAGGATTAAAGGGGCCTCTTACTATGAAAGTGAGGGTGTCAGCGCAAATGACGGAGTTTGGACGAATCAAAGCATATATAAGTTACGAGTGCCTTTAATCGGCTCAGAGATTGGAAAGGAATATCTCCCGGAGAGAAAGTATCGAAAAGCAGAAAGTGCAGAGAGATACTGGACTATCCGGAAAGGAGACTTTATCCTTCTTACTCTCTTAGATACCGAAAAGGAAGCCTATACGGCAAAAGAAATTGCTAAGATTTCGGAAGAACTGGGGCTTAAGCTGATTACTGTTACTGAGTACGCTGATAATACAGTCCGGGGGAGCGATATTGTAAGGCATTGGAGGATAGGAGGCGCATAATGGGCTCAAAGAGAAATTTCTCGGATGTCAATACTCCGGCTTCGTTTGTTCAAGAAGGTAAGAATCTTAAATTTGGGCTTAAGTGGAATGAGCATTTCGGAAAGCAGAAACGCGCTGATTTCATCAAGGCGCAGGAAATAGTTGATAGCGAGTGCCTACGGTATATGGACAAGCTGACTCCTATGCGTACAGGAATGATGATTAAGAGTGCTACGCTTGGCACCGTAATAGGATCCGGAGAGATAAACTACCTTGCGCCATACGCGAGAAGGCAGTATTACAACAATTCCGGAGGATCCCCGGCGCATCCGCAGGCAAGAGGGATGTGGTTTGAGAGCATGAAGGCTTCCTACCGAGATTCAATATTAAAGGCTGCTGGAGGGGCGTTTAGAAAATGATAGATTCAATCATACAGGGGTTGACCGATTATTTCATGAAATGCCCTTTGCTAAAAGACGGTGTATTCCGAGTAGATGCTCTCGGAAATGAGGCAGTGGAGTACACCATAGAGACCGGAGTAGTATCTCCGGTTATTCAAGAGTACCTTGACGGCTCAAGCATCCGTCAATACAAATTTACCTTCGGCTCCCGTGAGTATTACTCTCTGGACAGGCTTGAGAATATCCAGAATAGTACATTTTATGAGAATCTCTGTAACTGGATAGAATCTCAAAGTAAGGCAGGAGTTCTACCGGAAATGCCGGAGAAGTGTGAGGCGGAAAAACTGATAGTAGATGCACCGGGCTATATGTTCGATGCGACTATGACGACAGCAAGGTATCAGATTCAATTAACACTACAGTATTTTAAGGAGGTATAAGATATGGCTAGTGCAGACAGAAAGGCATTAGTCCGTAGTAAAATTGCGGATTATATCAAGGTTGGGGACAAGTTTGAACTTATGGGAACGGGCTTCAAGAGTGTAAATGAGAGCCCTTCCGCACAGACTGATTCAACTACTTACATCAATGAGACTTCAAGCTCTACCGATATTATCGGATATGAGACTGAGTTCTCTTATGAAGCAGACCACATTCCTTCTCAGGCGGCCATTACCGCACTATGGAAGGATGGGCGTGATCACAACACCGGAGGAGACGCACAGCACGAGTATATTCGTGTTGATTTGTATAATCCTATCGGTAACCCTACAGAAACAGCAGCGCTTTTCAAAGCCCGTAAATTCATCGTAGCAAACGAGGTTTCCGACTATGAGGGAGACGGTGGAGAGAAGGTATCTGTATCCGGTACCTTGCATGCTGTAGGGGATCCTATTCAGGGGAAGTTTGATACAGTAACAAAGACATTCACCGCCGGAGACTTCAAGGGAGCCTACGACG